GTCCACCCACACTGCAGTACACACAGTGGAGTCGTGCGTCTTGGCCACGTCGATACCGATCACGATGGGCGAGGCCGTGTAGATGGGCTGGGTAATCATCGTCTTGTCGCCCAGCTCTTCGACCTGCTCTTCGGTAATGAACATGCCTCGATCGAGCATCCACTTGAGGCAGTTGTGTGAAGCAAGCCCTTCAGCAATGTAGGTGCGGGTCGATGTGCGAATGGCCACAACTTTGCGAGTGCCGAGGAACTCCAAGCTCTTTACGTGAGGGTGCCGGAATCCATTACGTTCATGCTGACCAATCGAACCAAATCGATCAAGGTCAAGGTTCTCCAACAATCGCACAGGACGAATCTGTCCCAGGAATCGAAGAAGCTCCTTACGCCCACCAGCGATGTTTGTTTTGATTACCCCGTGATCTTCGGTCTCCCAATATCTAAACCCGAACTCGCCAAGATGCTGACGAACTTTGTTGAGCATTGCATTGGGTTTTTGAGCGAACCCAAGCTGAACGAAACCAGCTGCCGAAGTCAGATGTGAAAGCCAACCTTCTCCATCAAAAGCTGCGGCAAGATAACCTTGCTCGTGAGACTCCTCATCGTCCCAAACATCAGTAATCCTGATTATTTGGTCTGTGTTAACGAGATCTTCGGTCTTCTTCCAGATCGTGCGGCGCCCAGCAGTGAGCACCAACCATTGATGTTCTGCCGAACATGTAATCGATGTTCCATCATCAAGAGTCAATCGATAGCAAGGGCGGAAGATTTGCCCAACATCTTCAACCACAGCTTCTCGGAACCGACGATGTAGGCCCTTGGCCGGTCGTTCTTCATCGAAACCAGCGAGGCGCATTCCTACTGTCACCTTATCGGCTCGGATGTGCCGCAAGTCTGCGGTCAAGATCCGAGTTTCACCCGATTGGCAATAGCTCATCTGGAACTCATCGGAGTCTTCGCCGAGCCGTTCCTTCTCTCGTCTAATCGACTGGGCGTAGAAGCGGTTCTCTCTGGCCGCCCTCTTCCAGTCGTAAGCAAAATGATTCTTCTTGCCGTAGGTGGTGCCCCGGTGCTTATTACGTTGGATGGCCTCGTAATAGTCACTCTTGAAGGCCGCTGGAGTGCCCACCTTGACGATGGTGCCAGCAGTGGCCACGGTCATCGGGTGGATCGACTTACGCACCTTGGTCGAGTCAGCTTCTTGGGCCTCATCGATCATTACGAAGTGATAGGTCTTGGACTCGATCTTTGCTTTGGCGTGCGCAGTCTGTCGGCGGCAAATAGAGCCTGAACGAGTCTTCAGCTCATTACCACTCTGGTGTGCTGCATCATTCATCTCGGGATCAGAGAGAAATCGTTTCGCTGTCTCTGATGTCAAACGCTCAACGATGCGGCCAAAGATGGTGTCGGCCTGATCATCAATCGGAGCGAAGCAGCCGATTTGAATCCCGTTCTTGAACTTCTTGAGAGTCTCGTCCTCGGGATAGATCGCAGCGAGCTTGGGGAACACCACCATTGCTGTGGCCGAGACGTCAGCAAGGGTCTCACTCTTGCCCGACTGTCGAGCACACTCAATGGTTATTTCTTCAGCGTCTCCGATGAGGAGCGAAAAAAAGATACGATCCGCCATCTCAAGTTCGTAAGAATAGAGCTTCATCCCCGTTAACTCGGGAAGAACTGCGAGGCACCCATTGACGAGCGTCTGCACAAAGTTGATACGTTCATTTGCCACGAGGCGAGCGTACGGCCTGGTCGCACCACCATTTCAGTCACCGTGTCCACCTATCACCTAAGCTTTGAGTCGATGACCAAGAGGAGGCTCGTAACGAGCTAATCCAGGGCTGATTACACATCGCCCAGCACCTGATAGCGCCCCGAGCGCTGGCACAACGATGTGCCTGTCAGGCCAGCAGCTAATGACTGCATGCGACGGTTGGCGGTGCGCCCGCACAGAGACACCAAGTCAGAGAAGAGACGTCGTCTGCGAAGGCGTTCAAATCCGAGAGGAGGTGCGACTTGCGGAAACACCGCTGCGCACTAGCTATTACGGCTTTCGCCGTTCCTTTAACCGTCCTGTCTATAACCGGTGCCCTTAATCAGGCTTCTGCAAACCAGGAGATTCCATGGAAATCATCAGCCCCATCCCCAACGACCCCATTACCGGCAAAGTTGCTGCAGTTCGATCCAAAGCTGGCGAGCTTCCAAGCCGACGTCGGCGGTCAGTTCGTGCAACCTCAGGTTTACCTGCAGAAGGAGGAAACGTTCTCCCAAGCCGTTGTGAATCAGGAGGAGCAGACTTATTTGGCTGCAGTAAACCAACAGAATGCACAAGAGCAATATGCTTCCCAGACGAAAAGTGGGTCGACGTCACAAGCCAATACTACGACCGCCGTACCGGTGCCCTCCGAGGGTGATGGATTACTGAGCTGCATTGCTCAGGCCGAAAGTGGCGGGGATCCAACCATCTACAACGAGTCGGGCTCTGGAGCTTCTGGTCTCTATCAGTTCATGCCCGGCACGTGGGACGATTACGACGGCTATGCCAATGCCGCCGATGCACCTGCGGCCGTGCAAACACAAAAGGCTGAAGAGGTCGTCGCCGAAGATGGCTACTCGCCCTGGACAGGAGATCCCTGCGTGGGATAAGCTGCTCAGCGCAGTCGGGGCCGGGATGAACTGTGCTGGCGTGCTCACGTATCGATGCACCTGGAATGCTCGCTCCCTGTTGAAGGTTGGGCTTGGCCGTGGAACACGACAGTCCTTGTACACCCTCCAGCAAACCGAGAGGCTCTGAGCACCGGCCCCGACTGCACTTGACGAAAGGATGCCAATGCCAATGAGTAAGAAAGAAGTACTCCACTCATTAGCCCCTGAGTCCGAATACGACATGGATTTCCTACAAGGCATGCTCGATCGAATGACGGTCTCATTCTTTAAGTACGGAGCTGTCAAAGATGGTTACCCCAGTCGTCTTGATGCACTCAAGTCATTACAACAGCGCATCGAAAAATATCAACAGACAGGTAACACAGAGTTTCTCGTTGATGTCGCCAACTTCGCCATGATCGAGTTCATGCGCCCCAGCATTCCTGGCGCTCACTTTGAAGCGACCGACTCTGATCAAAGCTCTGGACGTACCTCCCGATCAGGGAAAATAAGCAATGAGAAAAATGAGAACTTGACACGATGGTGAGAAAGGATTAAGAATCTCTCCATGACACTTACATAGATCCCACCGACCAAGCTGTTCGTTGTTGTTCGTTCCGATCTCTCACCCGGCCTGCAGTGTGCGCAAGTTCTCCACGCAGGCCTCTCCTTCGCCTTTGAGCATCCTGAAGACGCTCAGGCATGGCATGACTCGACTCCTTGGGTCGTCGTGCTCTCTGTTCCCGATGAAAGGGCCCTCCTTGCTGCGTGGCAGCGTGTGAACGACGTCCAACACCGTGCCCTCGTACGTGAACCTGACCTCGGTAATGCCGCCACAGCCTTTGCTGCACTCGGTCACGAGGCTGCACGTGTGCTCTCCGATTTGCCGTTGGCGTTGAAGGAGAACGCCATGTCGTAATCACCACACGGGTGTAGCTCAGCGATCAGAGCTGCGGGGTTCTAACCTCGTGAGTCGGGGGTTTGAATCCCTCCACCCGTACCATGGGGCGGTAGCTTTCACCGGCTGCTGCCCCACCAGGCCCTGGGTCGTGGACCTAATCGAAAGATGAAGGAGCATCAAGGCTCCTCGGGGCGCTTTAGCCCTCGTGGTGTAAAGGCAACACACAGGCTTCTAAACCATGGGTTGCGAGTTCGACTCTCGCCGAGGGCGCTGTTATGATGATCCCGAGCCCCGATGCGGAGTCATGACCAGAAGCATTGAAATCGGGAACAGCTAGCAAGTCGGAAGGAAGGCGTCATGACCCTTCGGGAGTTCCCTGGTATGGGTATCCCGTTGGCAGCCCCTTCCGACATACCTAAATGGAGATGCGAGTGAACGGGGTCTGGCCTCACTCCTTGGACCAAACCCCGTTCCCCGCTAGGAGTCCCAGCGACGAGCGGTCTCTCATGCCGCTGCCCGGGTGCTCCTAAACCTTAGGCGCCTCGGATGTACCCGTGGACGTAGTCACGCTTGTTCCCGTCAATCGGGCTCCAGTCGTAACCGCCCTCGACATGCGAGAGCACTCCACGAGCATCGTCAGTGGCGTCGGCGACCCGGTTCGACCAGTCCGGCCGAGACTTTTTGACAGCGCCATCAGAGGCACCGTCGATCAGCTCAGTCGTCAAGTTGCGCCGAATGCGCCCGAACGGATCAGGCACCGGGCTCTTCAGTGACCGAGCCCGTGGTGGCCTGTCCGGCGGCCACGGTGACCGGCGTGGTGGCAGGCTGCACGAAGGCAGTCACACCATCATCGTCCAGAAGGTCGGCACCAGAGGTGTTGGCCACAGTGGCCCCTCCGTTGAAGGTGCCGTCGACACCAAAGGTAAGCGGAGCACCGTACTGAGCGTTGCCATTGGCGTCGGTGCCCGAACTCGTGACACCAACAGTGGCAACGGCCGGATTGTCCGACGTCAGGGTTACAACGAGACCCGAACCGTCACCGGCAGGCGGGGCAGCGATGTCACCATGGTCGTCATCGAACTGGAAGAGGAGCTGCTGCCCCGTGCTGTCAACAGTGATTGCCATGTTCTTTTCTCCTTGTGGTCCTTGGACGAACACAGTGCCCGTCGTTGCTTGATTTGGAGGCGGCGGTTGTTCCTGTGCCGCAAGCCAGTCTGCCAGGAATGTGGACACAGTGCTAGACACCGTCTCCAACGTGGATTCGATTAGAGACAACTCAACGAGAGGTGCAAGCTGATTACTGATTCCTTCCAGCAGTTGAATCTGCGTTCTGCCGATTTCAACGAGATCACGAAGCAGATCGATCTCAGTATTTGAAGCCGGTGTCGGAGGCGTTGGTGGATGAAACGGCTCGGGGATGGTCACTCTTCGGTCTCCGCTTCTTCTGGACTGCTGAACGAAGCTACTGACTTTGCGTGGCCGCCGCCGAACTGGCCCCCTGACATGGAAGCATTGGGGTTGAACGACACCGGAGCGGGGAACACCTTCTGCAATCCCTTACCCAATGCAGCACCCGTTGAGACAGTGTTTCCCTTGAACGAGTTGTACTGAAGTCCCGCCGCTGAGCGATCGATGGGCTCTTGGCCGGGGAAGGTACCAGAACTAAGCACTCCGTTTTCGTTCGGTTCCATCGCCATTAAATGCCGTCCTTCCCCATTGTTGGTGCATTCGCTCCGGCATTGATTACTTCAGAGGCGTGCTCAAGAGAACTCTGCTGGGCGGGCTGCGCCGAAGACTTGTAGTTATTCGTGCGCCGGAAACGTCCTAGTGCTTGATCGACTTCATAGGCCGGGTGCGTAGGATCAGTGCCATGTGCAGTTCCAAAGGCCGAGCCCCATTCTTGCCCGAGGCCGCCCATTTGATGAGCATTGAGCATGCCCATCATTGGATGCTCTTCTGTGTCGGCCATGGCAGGCAGGTTAGCTCTAAGAAGGCAGTGGAGTGCAGCCGGTTATATGGAAGTTACTGCAAATCAAAAGCTGATTAGCGTTATTGATCTCAGTGGCCTTCTGAAGCTTTTGTTCTTCTGAACTGGCTTCCTTCAAAATAGATCCCACTGTCGTATCCCCTCTTGCGAGGTTCTGCGACACGGTGTTAATGCTCTTGAGGGTATCTGAATGATTCGTCTGTGCGTTTTGCACGTCGCCGACGATGACGTCGACATGCAAGAGAGTGAGAAACCCAATCACTGCAACGAAGACGATAATGGCAACACTGAGACCGATGCCGACACCCTTAACGAGTGCCGCTTTGCTCTCCCCGATCCTGCGAACGAGGAGACCCTTTTTCGCCTGGGGGATGGAAGGTGTGGGTATCAAACTCTCCCTCAAGTCTGAGGAGGCGCTGGACGAGGCCGTCCCTTGCCGGGGCGATGACATTTCCGTCGCTGTCCGTCTTGGCGGCAGCTCCAAAGACAACAGTCCATCGGGATTCATTGTCATTGACTTTAGTGCTGCGACTCTTGAAATACCGCCTCGCATAACGGGCGGTGAGAACACCTGCTGTAGCAGCGGATATACCGGCGCCGATCCAATCTGGGTTGATGGATCCCATTCACATCCCGGCCCCGCCGAGACCAAGAGGGTCACCGCTATTGGTATTACGATCCGACCCTTGATAGCCCCCCTGATTCCTTGAGTAATCGACTCGGTCTTCACCGTGCATCTGTGGAAGACCCGGAATACGTCCCGAAGGAAGTCGTGTAATACCGAATACCTGCATGATGTTCCACTGCCGCTCGTCGTATGTTGGGTAACCGAAACGAGGAGGATCCCAAATGATTTGGGGAAGCGGCGGGCGCAGGGCTCGCAACTGATCAGCCGACATTGACTCGGCCGCAGCAAATGCATCGTCAGACTGACGTTGATAGTTAGTCTCCCATGGCTGATCAAACGGACGGACTAACACGCCCGAAGGTTAGCCCTTTTGCAGTTTGAACTGAGAGTCAGAGATAAGCTGTCGCTGTTTACCCTGGCTCTTTACAGCTCCTCGTGGCGCAAAGAGCGGCTGCATTTGAGCTTGCACTGCGCTACGGCCACCACGTTGTGTTTTGTGTTCGTGCCATACAACGCTTTGAAACTCAGCGGGATGCACTCCAACCTCACGAGCGACGTCAGAGGTAACACCTTCAGCCCACTCGTGCACACCGCTCTTGGACAACAACTGTTCTGCCGGAGTCTTAGGGATGTAACGCCCAACTTCTTTTGAGTTCTTACCATATTGCTCTACGAGTGCATCTTTATGGGCCGTCTCTTCAGGCGTCATTTCAGAGCGCACCTTAGGGCCAAACAAAACACGAGAGTGCTGGATGTCAGTCGGCGACGAAGAGGGATCAATGTAAGAGCGGTAATACTGCTCGACCTTGGGGCCCGAGAGGAGGTGGTGTCCTGTCTCGTCAGTGGCATCGAGGGGATGGGTACCGCTGGCCAAGTGCTGACGCACGATGTCAGCCGCCTTGGCTGCATTAGCCCGCAGTCCCCGGCCGCCGGTATTAGGATCTCCCGGGGCTCCTGACATTACGTGGCGCATGACCATGTGAGCAGCTTCTCGGTTGGTCTGCAGGCCGCTGGGTGTGGCCAGGGCCGTCTTGGGGCTCATAACAGCGTTGACGGCCAGAGCAACGTGATAGGGCACCCCAAAATGCTTGGCGTCGTCTTCAAAGCGATCAGACTGGTCCTTGGCGTAGAAGGCCTGGCCCTCAGGCATGGAGCCCCCGGCCCGCTCCTGGGCGCTCTGCCAGTGGCTCCTGAGCCGGGCCTTGGCGCCCCTGGTAGTCACGCCCTCGCCGCCAAGCACACCTCTCACCGATTCCTGCGAAACGCCCTGACGGCGGCCCTCAGCGTTGGGTGTGGCATCGGTCGCCCTCATCCCGGCCCAAGAGCGTGGGGGTGTAGGGATGCGCTCTGTGCGGGCCCTCTTGGCCCACTTGGTCTCAAAGGCCTCGGGCTCGTGCTCGGGAGAGAACAGGCGCCCCTGGCCGCCGGGGCCTCTCTCGGGGGTGCCCTGGAACATCGAGTGCTCTCGGGGCTCGGGGACCGGCCCGGTGCCCTGACGTCGAGAAGCTGCAGCGACATTGTTGCGCTGACGGATCCGAGCATTATTGTCTTGGCGCCGCTGAACACCGGCCACCTCATCGGTGTGCTCTTGGGGAGTCCAGTCGTCAAAGCCTCCGGCGTAACTACGCTGTGCCACTCGACTCCTTGCCAGAGACAAACGTGCTTAACTTATGACCGCACACACCTTTGCCGTACTTCCTAATCGCACCATTAGGCATTGTGTCTTCGCCCTCAACTTGAAAGCTCTTCTTCTCTTTACAGCTATGACAATGCGCTTCACGAAGCTCGGGGGCCTCTGCTCCAGCGGCGGCCGGTTGAGGAGCCAACGCAGCAAGAGGACCGGCCGACATGGGAGCGGCCTTGAGCACCTCTTGTTGAAGGGCCATTACACCTTTGGCTCCTTCGGCCATGTGGTGTGCATGAAACAAACGACCGGGTGATTTCACGATTTCCTTAAGGCGCTGGATTCGGTTCGCCATCTTTAGCTCCGTTGGCCCAAGAAGCAAGGGGTTCATCACGACGCATGTCGCCCATCATTGCGCTCCACTGAGCAGCCCGCCCACTAGTAGCGGGCCCATGGCTCGGAGAATCACCAGGAGTGGTGGGGTCGATGAGCTGATCGCTTTCGTTCTCCGGATTAGTATCCGTTCCCGACATAGCTACTGAAGACTCGCCGCCACCAAGAGTGTGGTTGGTGATCTCATTGTAATCTTGCCAAAGTCCTTGCGTTGCTTGGGCCGCAATCCCATCGGGCCCGTCACGCCACACCTGTGGTGTCCACGGCGGCATGGGATTACCTGAAGGGATCCCGTCGAACTGTTGATTAGGAAGCACGCCCAGGCCCTCTCTTTGTCTGTCCTTGCACATTCACGTAAGAGGAGTCCTTTGTTTTTCTCCATTCTGGATCATCGTTCTTTGGGTGCCGGTCCATTACAGAGAGAGTGGGATGACCGCAGTTAGGGCAACCCTCGCCGTGGAGCCCACGTCCATGAATATTTCCGCATCCTGGGCAGCTGCTCGACATTACGTGTTCCTCATCCAAGGCATCGTGGGCGGATTGTCATGCTTGGGCGCAGCTGCAGCGGCCATGGCGAAATGAGACTGATTTGCCGCCTGGCACTCCATTTGCATCTGCATCGGAGACTTCATCCAAGCTTCGGGGCACCAGCTCGTGTCGTCGGCGCCGTCCCAAAGAGGAGCTGCAGCGTTGTCATCCATGTCGTTGTCGCCACCGGCCATGTTCATTGCGTGCTCCTCGCTTCGTGAAAGATCTGTCGCCTAGTTTGCTTCACTTCAGGCCGCTGGCCGTAGTCGGTAAAGGAATGGTTAGCGCCCTCCTGGGCGCCAGAGGGTTCGACGTAGTTATTAGGGTCTTGAACAGTCATACCGCCTTCGCCGTCAGCCATCGAACTGTTTACCGTTAAAGAGAGAACTCTGAATATTCCACGACGTCCCGTGCCCACCAGCGTGCGTTACACGATCACCTTCATCGGAAACGAAATCGGTGGAGTCATAGCGACTAGAAGCATCAGCTGATCGTCTGGCTTTCGCTTCTCTATTAAGTTTCGCCCAGCCTCTATATCCTTTCATTTTGGAGTCCTGGGCCGGATAACTGTGATCTTCAGCATGTGCTTCAGTGCCTCGTCGCACTTCTCGTGGATCAGGTCGATAATGTTCAGTAGCGAATGCATCAGCTACTTCTTCTCGATGCCCGGGAGATTTAAGGAAATCATCCACATCACTGTGGGCGTGATGTGCGTGACCAAGCTCGTGGATGGCCGTTGCTCCCATCACCTCTGATTTAGAAGCATTCTTGTCGGTGGAGTGAGTAATACCTCCTGCACCGTGATAGATGCTGAGTTTTGAACCTCCTAATCCAGTAAAGAGGCCCATGGATGTTTCATGCTGACCGAGAACATGGTGACCCTTTTCATGTCCATGACTAAGTTGAACTTCTGACACCTGTCCACGCATCGCATCAAGAGGAGCAGTGGATCGTGCCAAAGATTGCTTGAAATGAGCCTGCAACTGGCCAGAGCCATGCAAGGTATTCCAAGAGGCGTCTTCAACATCAGCCATTCGCTCGGGCGTGTAACCACGCTGATAACGATGCTCATCGATTGGCTTTGGATCATGAAAGAGCTTGCCTTGGCCGCCCTTAGGAAAATAGGGAGATCCGAACTGGCTAGAAAGTTCAACCATCTCGTCGGTCCTTAAAGACGTCGGCCCATGCACCTGATGTACCGGCTGGCGCCTTGTAAACCCATCCTCGGCCCCCACAGTCGCTGCAGCGCTCGCCTTTGGCTTCGTGGCCCACGCCACCGCACTTCTTGCACGTGGCCTCAGCCATTAGCCTCGTCGTCCTTTATCTTGCGAACAAGACCCATCCAGGTGCGATTGGTTTGCACACTGTCTTGTGAAAGAGGTTGGTGCGATATGTCATCGAGAACACCATGCACTGCTTCAGGAGTCTGGAGATTCTTCCCCTGAGGGTGGGTGTCAAAGAGATGACGCATGTTTGGATTACCACCAACACCAAGTTGATGACGAGGAGCATTAACCGTAAACCCTTCTGCATGATGCTCCACGTTGGCAAGGCTGCCGTTTTCCATTGGAATCATTGAAGAGCGCATCCACGTACGTCCACTGTTTTTAAACTCGCCATTATCAATGGAAGGAAACGTGCGCTCACCAATGCGCACACCACGATCACCGAGGTGCTCAAACTGATCGCTGGAGAGTGAATCGTGAGCGGCCATTAGTGGAAGTGAATCCTCTCAGGAGAGTGATGATGCGGCACTTGATTAGAGCCCCAATGTTCATCATTGGTGTCAGCCATTACTTCATGCTCAGCATCGTGCCAGTAGTTGTTGGACTCATTAGATGTCTGAGAAGGATCAGGATGTGTATGCACCCTCCCATACTCACCACCATGATGCTCAACAAGATGACGATCGAGGAACTGACGTCCGAGACTCTCTCCGGCGGCCATTAGTAACTTCCCCGCTCTTCTGGATCCTCGTCGCTCACCGGAATGAACATGCGTCCTCTGTCCATTGCATCGATAGCTCTGTGATGGCCGTTAAGAACGGCACGAGGAGATCCATCATCGTGAAAGGAAACAGTGAGCGCAGGATCCTTTTTGTCGACGTGCTTTTGCAAGCCCTTCCAATCATATTTGCGATACTTGGGCATTCTTCGATTAAGAGTGCCTATCTTGCGGCCAGCACCAAAATCACCAGCCTCCATGTTCTTCAGCTCGTGGATCGTAATGAACTGCTGCCCCTGTCCAAGCTGATCACTGGCGGCCAACAGAACCGCCCCGCTTCGCAATGCTGCCCACTCGGTAATCCATCATCAGGACGTGGGGATGCTCGTGTCCTTGCGCACCGCCGCAGTTGATTCCACCTTCACCAGCGCTGCACTGAGGCGTTGAAACTTGATCAGGAGGAACAGCCTTAATCCGCCAGCCCTCTTTGTGCTCAGACGTGTAACCGCCTTCTGGATGACGTTCGATTGTCTTGGCAGGACCATAAATCCAGGGCACCTTCCCGAACTGATCGTGCGACATACTCTCTTCGGCGGCCATAACAAATCAACCCATCATCGGATTACGACGAGAAGGAAGACCATACTTCGGCCGCAGCATGGCGAGCTGAGAGGCCCGATGGATGTCCATGGTGAGTACTGACGTCGCACCACGAGGAGCGAGCTGTCCATCGATCGTGGGCTGAGGCATGAAATACTCAAGAGCCGGTGCGTAGCGCTGTCCCGTTGTTGCTTGGCGCTCAATGCCATCGAGGGGAGTGACACCTTCGGGCCACAGGTAATCCCCTGGGTCTATGCGTTCGCCGAGGTGTACGCCACGCTGATAGGAGCGTTGGTTTACCCGAGCCTTGAGGCTGTCGAGGATGCGATCGCCACGACGTGACGTAATGGTCCCGAGGTAACCATCGGGATACTCACTTTGCGGCGTGGAGTCGTACATCATGCGCCGACGATCGAGCACACTCCTAACCCAAGGTTGAGGGGGCATCGATCCGACCGGCCCAGCCGGGTTTTGTTGGCCAACAGAGTTCCCGGCGTATGTCTGACTGAACTGAACGCCCCCGCCGTAGTTACTTCCAGCCATCAGACCAGCACCTCCTCTGTGTGCTCAACTCTTTCCACAGAGGCCATGATCTCATGAATGCGTTGCCTTCTCCGAGCCATCATGTGGGGCTCCAATACCCGCATTAGCTCAAGTGCATCAAGGAACCTCTGAACATTCCAAATCCAACACTGCTTGTGATGGACCTTCTGTTTCTTAATCTCTGAAATGGTCCCTACACCTGTAATGACTTGAACTCGTTCTAATGTGTCCCTGTCAGTAGAGGCACCTGAGATCCTTGGGAAGGGATATCCACGTTTGGTGTTGATCCCGAAACAACCCTCACCTTCAAGCCAGCCGACGAGCCATGCCAAATCATTTGCACTGATCTCTTTCAGCGCACAAGGAAACAGGAAGGAGTGAATAGATGAGCCCTGGACTCGTACAGTCTTCCTGCGTAGCTTCTTACGACAGTTCACGCAAATAGACTGTCGTCCCTGGCTCTTAGTCTTGTCTCGATTAAACGCACCGAGGAGCTTTAGCTCACCGCAGATATTGCAACGCTTCCGAGGTTTCACATAAACCGTCATTCCTGCAGTTTAGCTTCTTATCAAAGCTTTCGCCGCTGGACAATAATGGTCATTACTATTTTGATTGGCCGCCCTTGAAAGGAAAGCGTTCGACTGTATCGCCTCGATGCAGCGACAGATGTGAGAAGGCCACATCTGTGGGCTCGACCGGGTCAGGCAAATCATTCTTGCTATCAGCATATTTGAGTGTAATGTGCGGATGGAATCCATGTTCTGAATCAGAGAGATCAGCGAACTGCTTTTGCAACTTGTTAATGCCGGGGATCTTAGGGCGAGCGTAGACAGGCGTCATGTTGTCAGAGGACTCCGAAGGAGCAAATGTTCCTCGGCCGCTCACTGTTCCTCGCAACGGAGGAGTCGACGCTGCTATTTGAGCCGCACGAGAGGAGATCTCATCAAGACGTTTCTTAGGAACATTCTTGCCAAGATAAACCAAGGTGATGTGATGATCATCTACGCCGCCAGGAGACTGCGGGATTACACCCCGAGGCAGATCCAAAGACAGCATCGATCCTGAGGTGTGCTCGTCCCGATTGGGGTCGGAAGGAAACTGATCAGGATTGAGCATTAGCCCTCAAGAGGGAGTCGTTCGTTGGAAGGGTGCACCTTCAGGGTTGTATCGATGCGGCTGTTGGCCATCGCCAATGGAAGCCTCACCGGGCTTGTGCCATTTATGGCCTTCATTACGGCCGCAGTCCTTACAGTCCCCTAGTTCGTGCAGGGCTCGGAACTCAGGATCACGCATGTTGCGCTCCGAAGGAGTAAGACGACGATCGTTAAAAAGATCACTCATTTTTGCCGCCGATCATTAAGGGCAACTTCATTACTGCAATGCGGACAGGACGAAGACAGTGCACCGCCAGCTCCGACGTACGCACCGTGAGAGCAAAAGAGATTCGACTGTTCTGGATGAAGCTCTAAATGTCTTTTTACGCCACCCTGCACGATTTTCAGTCGAGCGTCAGGATCCTTTCCGGCATTGCCGAAGAACCGAGGATCACGATCATCACCAAACCGAGAAGTCATTTGATTCGCCGATCATGAAAGAGAAGTTGACCATGTGCATCGTGAGAGTGGTCGAGCTGCTCTGCGTATTCGTCGTGCAAGTGCGAGTGGTAATCAGCCAAAGAAATCCCCTCTCGTTCAAAGTGGGAACGCTCCCGAGTCGAGTCGGTCGGATGAGACTCCTTGTCCAGATGCTTCGTCCAGCTAGCCATTACAGGCTCGTCAACCCCGGCTCACCCGTTACCTGATCTGAGGTGTCTTCGGGCTTGGGTGTTGAACTGTTGTCTGAGCGCCGGTCATGAAAGATGGCGTCCATACGCCTTTGCTTGGCCGCTGCCACGTTGGGATTACTCGATCGCATTGAATCCTCCACTCCATGTTCGTCCACGGTAACGATACTCGTCCCGCTTCCTCTGAAAGTTCTTATCGTCATCGCCGCTTGCTCCCTTTAGCCATGCGTGCGAGTTTGCCGAGAGTCTGAGCTTTGCCCACGAGCGCTTGACGTTGTTGTCTCGCCGTTGGTGGCCGGGGAGGACGGGGCTCTTTCTGGGGCTTGACGTAGCTGGGATCATTACGCTTCAAGAAACGTTCGTCTCGCCGTCCCCGTGCATACTCCTCGTCAGGATTAGTCGAGGGCCGCTCCTGCTTATCGAAGAGCTTGGGATTAGCAGCGACGGTCGTGTTCGCTTCAACCTTGTGCTGCACCCGCTCGGTGTTATGCGCATCGAGGGCCCGCAAAGAAAGACGCAGCTTATCTTCGGTGGCCATCGAAGGAGGAAGTTGTCCATGGGTAGCATGGATCTCGTCGTCGGAGTAACCGAGATCGTGCAGTGTCGAGGACGCCTCATCGCCGAACTGTTGAGGATTAAGATTAGACATCAGTCTTCCCGCCGGTCATGAAAGAGATTACCATGTCGAGCCTCATTACGAGCCCGTACACGCTCTAGCTGGGCGTTTCTCATGCCCACCTTGATCTCCTCTAATCGAGCATTGCTCTCCTCTTTGGAGAAGGCATGAGGAGGGTTCTCGGGATCGAAGAGTTGGCCCTGCACTTGGGCCTTCCTGATTAGACCGCTGCAGCTTGAGGATTTGGAGGGCCCGTTGGTGCAGGCTGATTGCGCAGTTTGATCATCTCAGCTTCTTGAGCAACTGCAACCTTGGCAGCGTGTGACTCCTTGGCATTGGTGGCTGCCACCGAAGTGACATGCCATGTCGGGATAACCAGCAATAGAGCACTGAGGCCCTGAAGGATCCCCGTAATATCAGTGGCCAGAGTAGTTCCGAAGATGGGTGTAATGATCGTGCCTGCTGCACCAGCTAAAGCGGCCACGGTTGCTCCAACGGTTGCCCAGTTGATATTCACGGTGGTCATTTGCTCCTCACGGGAACGGGTGGCCCCTCAGGCCAACCGTCGATGATGCCACTTTGAAACTGACCGTTGTCCTCATTGAGCGGGAACGCTCCCATGTGACCATCGATCTGAGGAGCTGGCATACCGGGCCGGGGCATGAGGCCGCCGAGCGGGGTGAGCGTGATCGAGGGCTGCACTCTCTCCATCGATCCCCGGCGGCCGTGCCACACAGGCATGAGGTAGGGCTCGGGCGGGATGGGTTCGCCCCGGCCGGGCCCCGGCAGCGTGACGTCATTGATCCCGTAACGAGCACCCATGGTCTCGATCGGCGGCGCACCAGCGCCTGCAGCGTCAGACTCACCCGCAGCAAAGTTGTCGGCCATTACCGGCCACCTCCAGAAGTTTGGAACTTCTTCATGTTACGAGGAAGGGCTAACCTTTTTTGAGGCACGACTCTTGGGACACGTTTCGGTCCGGTTGCTTCTTTCTCTTCCCACCGCTTGATTTGATTGCAGTTGGAGCAGAGCAGTTGATATCGATCGGGATCAGCAAGCACTTTGTCGTAATAAGCTTTAGTATCATGTTCTCGATACGTTCTGCCATTACTTTCGCCTTGTCGCTCCGTCCAACCATCACCATTTACATGGTCAATCTGAAGAGCCCGAGGATCATCAAATCCACAACGAAGACATTTACCGCCCATGGCCTCTACAGCCTTTGCTCGACGTCTCCTGAAGGATTCTCTAGTGTTCTCACGAATATGAAAAGCGCAATAGCCGGACAACCCATCTCTCGATGTGCTGCAAGAGTAGAACTCACTCACAGGAAGATTCTCCTGACACCTATTACACCACTTTGTCTGCAGGCTTGAGGACGGATCATTTGGCATAAGGCACAGTATCGCTATCAGATACAGGGTCCAAGTACGAAGGACCATGTGCTTGAAAACTGTAACTCTTGTTCCAAACAATCCGACCCCTGGCCTGTGTGGGCTGCGCATCGGGAATGTACGCAGGGACAGAACTGACGATTTTGTGCTGACTGCCCAGCATTTCGTTGAGCTTGTACGAGTGTGGCGTAATCAACTCATCGACCAAATCCTTTTGGTTCTGATCGAGGTAGTTGTCCAACTCGGGATCGTACTTAGTGCCGACTCTTTGCGAGCGCCTCATGTCGCTTCCTCCATGCCCATTTCAAATGGCTTCAGCTCACCAGAAAGGTGCACAGTCTCACGGCCGCCCTTGCCGCCCTGGACCACGTAACCATGACCGTCGCTACCGAGACCGGGCTGAACGAGATTAGGAATGACACCGGTCACGGTCTGCACGCCGTAACGACCGGGAGCCTTGACGGTGTCGCCGGGCCCATGAGTAGGTGGCTTGAGGGTATCGGCGTACATGTTCGATGAGGCACCGATCCGGCGCCGCTGTGCGTGACCTACCCTCCGACCATCAGCCATGGTGATCCAGCGTACAGTGCAAGACGACTGCAGTGATGTCAGATCCATCATTGCCCTTGATGGTCTTAAATCCTGGCCGCAACACGAGGTCTTCGCCTTGGCCAGCGAGATACTGGCGGGCCTGGATGGTGCCCTTAAGTGCTTGGTTGAGAGCCCCAGCGCCGATTGCTCGCAGAGTAATGCGGTGATCTTCAAATATCGAAGAGGTAATCAGATTGGCAATACCCTGCACACTTGAATCAGGACGAATCTTGATGTCAGGCTTTTGCTGGCCCGCAGCTGTCCCGTTAAGTTGAGCCCCTTCTACCATTGCCACGGGAAGACATCTTGCTCGACTTCGCAGCTCGTGTCGAGGCAAGCCCTAACCTCGCATATTTGAGCATCTTGACGAACTGTTCGGGACTCATTACAACAACGTATTTGCCACCGACACGTCGAATGAAAAGCACACCAAATGGTTTACGTGCATTGAGACGTTGCTGCTCTACCTCCGGCAGCTTGGTGTCGATGGCGACCAAGGGACGTGCCCAATCAGCGACTTGGACCACCGTAGAAGGGACGCCATCGATATCGCCAACATCATCACGGCGACCAGCACCAAGAGCACGACGAATACGAGGCAGAACAAGCAAACGTCTAAGAAGGTTTTGAACTTCACGCTCTGCATTATCGCCTTTTGCTTTGGACTTGTTGGTCATAAAGGAATATCGGGGATTTCACTCATTGGAATATCGCCCGCTCTTCGTATCGGCACTCTCGATGCAAGGTGCGACCATCACTGTCCGTCGTCACTCGTCCGTCATCTGTTTGCATCTCAGAACATTCAAAGGTGCAACTCCCACATTTCTGGCAAACGAGGTGTCCACGAGCGCAACGCCGACGAGCATCCGTCCGAAAGTTCTCGGTTTCCTCCATTACCGCACCCGTTGCTCAGTGCCGTACCATGCTCTTTTACGTGGCGGAAAGAGAACCGTGGTAATAATCCGCACCACGACGAAAGCAAAAAGAATGGTGCCTCCTACAGCGATCGTGGCGTAACCGGTTCTCCAGTCGCTCGTAGCCCAGCTCACTGGAAGGGCCGCCGCCAGGGCAATGACGAAACAAATACCGCCTCGCATGTTGTTCTCCTTCTTCGCAGGTTTGTGCAGAATACCAGTTGCGAAGACAGATTACGAGTATTTCGATGAATGCCCTGAGGTGCGCCGGGTCAACTCCCGAGAAACCACAGCAGCTCGACGTCCCACCGATTCGACCAAGACATTGTAAAGCTTTCGCTGCGCTCGGGCCTTTTCCAAAGCGCTCTGAATGTTTTGGACCTCAGGATCCATTAGGGCCTCAGCCTTTTGCACGGCCACTCGATCTCCTGAGCCACCGGTCCACGTCGAAGCAAGATGCTTGGCCTTGGCCAGCTCCAACTCTGTGTTGGCCGCCGTCTCATCGATCTCGCAAATGGCGAGTAATCCCGCAAGATGATCTTGGTAGTTGGAGAGTTTGACGCTGAGCTTCATAAGCCCACGGTCGTCTACATCAGTAATGTCCAGCCGCAGGTGTGGCAAAGCGTATGTTGGCCGCTCGGGCAGAGACAGGTTCTCCTTGTCGAGCCTCGCCTTCGCTCGGATCCCTTGGAGGGCGATTTTCTTCCCGAGGTCGACTGTTACGGTTGCCATAGCACGTACTCCTGAACGGGCACTCCTTACATGAAGGGTGCGTTTGCTTTGCCCAAATGGGACGTTTTGGTGGCCGTCCCTTCTCCAATGCTTTTCTAATCGTAATGCACTGATCGAGTGTGTCCTCAATGAGATCCTTACGGAACTTGACCTCAAACTCTTTTGGCCATGCCGTAAGGAACTTGGGATCGTAAATGAAAGTCATTGATTTCCACCCAGCGCAGAAGCAGTAGATCATACCTTGACGAATATGAGAAGGCCACGGGCGTCTGATTCCTTGCCAGAGTTGGTACCAATCTGTGCCTGTGTGCTTCTTTCCTTCGTCGTCGGTGTGCTCGTAACTGTATTTCTTGAGAAGAGCTGGTGCCTCGATCCTCACTGTGCCGGGCCCAATCGATTTGACCTCGATGGGGCGATCTATGAGGCCGTCAGCTTGTCCGGCTAAAAGATATTCCTCATTAGAAACAGGCACCTCTCGATAACGAATACGTTTACGTCCCGACTCACAGCGTGGACATTCATACGGACTCTTGTCCCACCAATAGAGATCGCAGTAAAGACATTCCCACATGCCCCAGAGGAGATCCATCTCCCAGAGCCACGTCTGCCATTTGTTGTGTGCGTCGTGGCCACGTTCAAAAACCATTTCAAATGCCAGTTTGCGAGGAGAAGGATCGAACGGTGCATCGGTCATCCTGTAATAGGTGGCACGAGTACACCATGCATCACCTTTAGCCGCCTCCGAGGGATGAATGCAGTAAGGATTACGATCCTCATCATTTGGATCAGGTGCGTGCTGAAGGTGTCGAGTAATCTGAGAAACGAAGGTGTCTTTGTCTCTAAATCCTCTCCCAAGAATCTTAGCGAGATCCTCAGGCACTGAGTGCTTGATCCACAACTCTCCTTTTGATCAGCACGACATTGGAGAAGAGCACATCCTCTTGACGCTTCCTCACCAAAACGATCTGAGGGAAGCGCACATCTTCAAGCGAATAGATGTGAGGATTCTTGTGCTTGTTTCGTGCCCGTTGAATCTTACGCCGATCACGCTCCGATGTGCCACCCCAAACTCCGTAGGGCTCGTGATTATCAATGGCATGCATCAAGCAGATCTTGCGCATTGGGCACGCTGGTTCCACTTTTATCTTGCCGTCCTCGTCTGTATAGGTATAGCCGTTGCAGAGGGCCTTCGCCTGAGCCACTTGTGAAGATGGTTGATTGGGATACATGTACTCCCCAATCCCTTTGCACTTCACTCGGCGATCGCTCATCCACGGCGGCAAATGGGCAAAAAGCGCTGCTACCAAATCGGTCATTCTGGGTCATTCCCCTCAATCCTTTCGCCTCTTCGACCAACATCAGGTCGACACAGAACAACTCTCTACGATTACTCCGGCACGACTTCTTTGTATTCACCTTCGGGAAGAAGGATCCACCGCTGCGGCGGATTAGAACCAAGCTCAACATGCAACTCTGGACGTCGATCTTGAATGGCTGCCCGGTAACTGAGTGCTTTCAAATCGTCCTCTTTAATGGTGATCTGTCGTTTACCGGGGAGCACAGTCTTGCACTCAATGAGAGAACCCTCAGTGTGCATATCATTTCCCTTGTTTCCCGATCCCGACCCGGCGTGGAGTTGGGCTCCCCGCTTTCTTGCCAGTCGCCGCTCTTGACTTTGCGACACTTTTTGTCGTGGATCCTTTGGCACGTGGGGGCTTCCTTTGCATTGTGGGAGGAAGGGGAGCAGCTGCAGCCTTGAGCACCTCTCTACGAAGCCGAGCCCGTAACTGAGGGTCACTCTGTGCGGCCTCTTCAAGCTTGGGCTTGCCATACCACTCCTCTTCACCGAAGAAATACCAAGTCTTGTCTTTCTTTACAACGTCGTAAGCAATCGCTGCAGAGACAACATCTTTACCGGAATCAAAAGAGCCCGCCTTGTGTCCTTTGTAATCAGCGACGTATGCATCAACTTCGCCGATGAGACGTGGGCGAGCAATCTTGTTTTTAATGTTTCGCAGCTGCATGGTCTGACCAACAGGCCGCTTACGTGAATCTGTAATCCATTCAGTGCGAGAGAGGTCGACTCGTTGATAAAAGACGAAGTTCTTTCCCTTGCCGCCAGGAGCAACACGAGGATCTCCATACTTTGCAAAGGTGTCACGCCACCCGTTAATGATGAGTCCTGTACACGTACGCTCTTCTTCTAGATCGAGACGCCGCTTAATCTTGCCCTGCGACTTACGAAAGAACTTACCGGTGAGGATGGCTGCAGCTCCTGGCTGAAACTCATCCATGCCGCCCTCGTCTTCACGCTCTGAAACGAGGAAGGGAAGAGAGTCAATCACCATGCAGTCGACTGCCTTGGTCTGCAGCAAATCGTGCGCTGACTGGAACACCCGTTCCATCAGGACTTCATTCTGAATGATCACTCGATCGACATCGACCCCGAGCAGCTCGGCATATTCGACAGAAAAATCCTCAGTGGCATACCAAACGGTGGTGAAGTTAGGGTCGATATTTTGATTAGCTGCAATCGCTTTGAGGACGATGAAGGTCTTGCCGACTGACTCATGACCAATGATCTCGGCCCAATGACCACAGGCCCATCCTCCACCAAGAGCAGCGTCAAAACTGAGAGAGCCTGATGTAATCGTGGTGCGCAAAGGCTTGACGATTTGAGAGCCAGTGATTATGGAGCCGGGCCCATAGCTCTTGTTTATTTTGCTCATTACGGCCCTTACGGCCGGATCTAATGCCAACGCACGCCCCTTCAAATGGAGAAGTGGGCGGGAGACTACACCTTTGCTTGAGGAGTGTCGATAGCGAGGGGCATCATTGCACCTTGACGAGCCGGGGCTGCCGCACCGATTGTCTTAGCACCAACACCGAGCGTCCCTTGCTGACGAGGATAACCGCACTCAAAGCACTCAGGAGTCGGCGACACCATGGCACCGACACTCTGGGAGTACTTGGCTTCTGACGAGCGGGAGAAGAAACGAGGCGAGCCGCACTGAGGACACGAGCCCAACGTGTCAGTCTCTTTGGCACCACCCATCGGGTCGCCTCTCCATGAGCGCATGGCCACGCCCGCCGGGATGTTGACATTGGGGTCATAGCCCAGCTCTTCAGTGGTGGGAATGTAACCGCCAGGCACCTGCTGAGGAGCAGCGTACGGAGCCTGAGCGGGTGCGTAGGGTGCTTGGGCGGGCGGGGCCTGCACACCAACCCCCCGAGGGAGCAGCGGAGACTGTACCGGGGCGGCCGGGCCCCTCCCGAGCTTTGAATCCCACCATCCCATGGCTACCTACTTTCCTTCGCTCCAACGCTTCACAATCTTTGCCTCTGCCACGATTGGAATAGACAAGATAGGCTTTCCCGTAAGCGGATTCTTAACCTGCTCCATGGAGGACTTTACAAGCTCCAGGCCCTCATCAGCGTGGCGCTCAGGAACCTCGACCACCATCTCATCGTGGACCATCATTAGGAGGTGACCCTCCCAGCTCACTTCTTGAAGCTTGTTGTGTGCGTCGATCATACCGAGTTTGAAGAGATCCGCAGCCGAGCCTTGGATGATTGAGGATATGGCTTGGCGTTCTGCACCAGTACGAACGGAGCGCACCGATGACATCAGTTCAGGAAGTCTTCTTTTTCGACCGAGAATAGTCTCTGTGTAAGGAGGGCTCTTACGTCTTTTGTAACGATTCCTCGCATCGATCAATGTCTCTTGCTTCCATGGAGTCACTGCTCGATAGGTTGAGTAAAAACCATCGATCACCTTTTCGGCCATCTTGATGCTGGGGAACTGATACTTACGAACAAGCACACCGGGAGATCCACCGAAGAGACAACTAAAGTTTCCATTCTTTGCCAAGAGGTATTGGGTGTCGGTGTAATCAGGACCAAAAACACGCTCAGCCAAGAGCTTGTGCAAAGAGAGTCCATTCTTGTACGCCCGCAGGAGTTCTTTATCCCGAGTGAAGTGTGCCAAGACACGCAGCTCAATCTGCGAGAGGTCAGAGACGATCAGGACATTCCCCTTAACGGGACGCAATGAAGAGTTCTCGGACCCTCTTGCCTCTTTCCGAACGAGACGGGATTTGCTGGATGTTGGGCTCACTGCAGCTGGCACGACCTGTCCTTGCCTGCATCTGGTTGAAGGTCGGATGCACTCGACCATCTATCGTACGCTCTCTGATGCCATTGATAAAGGTGCCCTGAAGCTTGGCCAGCTTCTTGTAATCGAGGATCTTGGCCACAATAGGATCCTTGATGTAATGCTCTAGATCCTCGGCGGCCGTTGAAGGCTTCCCAGTCTTCTCGGTGTAGTTACGAGGTGTGTGTTTACGGATGCCGTAGATGACGTCGATCAGCTGTGCTGCAGCGTTGATATTCACATCATAACCAGCGACCTTATTGACAGCCTCTTGATGCCGGGCCATCTCTAATGCGAACTCTTTACCCAACTCCTCTAATACAGTGGAGTCGATAGCAATCCCGGCCATCTCCATATCAATGATGGCCGGAGCAAGCTCCATCTCCATGTCGAAAATGTGGCGCTGGCTTTCACGCTCTAACAGTTCTTTATGCAGAATCCAGAGAAGCCATGTGTACTTAGCATCGAGGTACGAGTAGTAATACGCCTCCGAGTATGGGTAGTTCTCGACACCCTTCTTTCCGAGCTTGGCATATTCAAAGTGGAAGAAGCGTTTTGCTTGTGTGCCGAGATCGTAAGCAAACTCGTTCTCGTTGATTAGCCGCCCCGAGATGATGATGTCAGCAAATGGGCCCGGCGGCATAGCACCGAAATATTTGGCCAAGGACTGAATGTCAAACTTGACGTTCGCTCCGATCTTGCGCCGGGGCGAGAAGAACAGAGGACGTAATGCCTCAATGATCTCAGTGATCCAGAGCTGTTTGGGTGGATCGTAAAACGGTTCAGGGACCATCACCCATTTGGGCCGTCCTGACGTCTCGTTGATTCGATGCTCTTGGTGCTTGCCGTCCTTGATCCGATAAAAGTCGTCATTGGGGTCACGCTCGATGCGCTCACCTAATGGATGGCCACAAGGAATGGCATCAGCTCGACCAGGGCCCGCCAGGCTGATCCAGAACACATCATTGCGTCTTGGATCGAGCCCGTACGGGTGCTTAGTCTCGACGTCGACTACGAACTCATCAAAGTCAGAGTAAGTGCTAACCAGCTCCTCTAATGCTTCGTGAGTCCGTACACCTGGTGGCATTACTTGTGACTGGCAAACTCATTGATGTTGTAACTATTGGACATGGGAGCGGCACTCGTGCTGGTAACCATCACTGCTCCGGCAGAACCAAGAGGCTGGCTTGATGTCCAACCTCGCTCCGCAGAACCCGCAACAAAAGAATCCAACACAGAAGAGCCGTAAGCTCCCTGAGCATTTCCACCCACTGCCTCATTAGACAGCGAGTGAGAAGCTAGAAAGGGCGGATCACCACCTGGATGCGATCCAGATCCTTCATGTGCTCCTCATCGAGGGACCGAGCGGCGAGCATCCCGACGTGTTGCTCCGACTCAGCCAGAATGATCTGAGGAGCGGTCAACACGATGGCCTTCTCGACCACCTCGCCGTCCTTGTCCCGCTTCTCGTCCTTCCACACTGCGTACTCAAATAACTGCATTTACTGCTCCTGTTCTATTGATGGTTCTTCGTCATATACGAAACGAAGATGACTATTGTCCACCGTGCCGCCCGCATGTTCAACAGCCTCGGTCATATAACCGACAGCTTTTGCCACCACATCAGGTCGATTGACGTGAGGAACTTCTCTGACAAGTAACCCGGTATCCATCGGCTGCACCGTGACGGTCTCACCAATAATGATGAACCCTCCGTCGTTTGGTTCAGTCGTCATCCTCGTCCTCATCTTCATCATCGTCCTCAGAGAGGTGACGAGCGATGTCACGCAACTGCTTCGCTGTCTTCACCTCGATGATGGAGTAATCGAAAAGATCCTCTTCGGCCTCGGCGATGATATCGGGCAGCTCCTCGATGGTGAAGAGTTCAAATATCTCCTCCCAATCCTCTTCCAAATCCCGCTCCTTGAGCGGAGTGAAGTTGGTCTGAGACTTGTTCCCCTTACCTGACCGGGTGATGGTCCAGTAATCCTTGTTGAAAAGCGGCTTATCTTTGCCACGAGGAGTGGCGGCGGCCTTAAAGGACTCATAAGCCTTTACACCGAGCTGAAGGATCTTGTTAGTGGGCTCGCCGTCGTCGGTCGACAAATGCAAGATATTGAAAACAAACACCTTGCCAGAACGATCCCCGCTATCACAAAGAGGACAGTCCTTTTCCAAACAGGTGAAGGGTCGATCTCCTTGTCCGCCGCCCTGAGGGATCCAGTGCTGACGGAAGGAAACAAACGGAGCGTCCTCCAAGGCCTTAAACAGCTCAGGCTCCTTGGTCGGGGTGAGACGGACAACACCACCTCCACCTGATTTGGTGACGGCCTCAGCACCAGCGAGACCGGTGTGAAGCCCTGGAGGAAGACCGCCCTTGCGCTTCTTGGTTACGCCGCTGGCTTTCTTGGCGGCGGTACGGGAGCGTCGGGAAGGAGCGGGCTCTTCTTCCTCTTCGTCTTCATCATCTTCGACAGGACGACGGCGAGTTGTGCGCTTAGGGGCAGCCTTCTTAGTGGCGGCTGCCTTCTTACGGCGTGGGGGCGGTGGCTCTTCGTCTTCTTCCTCCTCTTCGGCGTCCTCGTCCTCTTCGTAATCGTCCTCGTCTTCTTCATCCTCTTCGGGATCGGGGCGCCGACGACGAGTGGTTGCCTTCTTCGTGGCCTTGGTCGCTTTACGAGCCCGACGAGGCGGTGGCTCTTCTTCGTCCTCTTCGTCCTCATCGACTTCTTCTGCACGAGCACGATCCCGGGGACGGGTAACCTTTTCAGCCACCCGGCGACGACGAACTTCAGGCATTTACTGCTCCTCTCATGGCTCTCTCTTCAAGATCCTTGCGGCCTCTCGGATAAACCGTTCACTAAATGGGTTCCGATAACGAGGGTCTAATACCCCCTCTTCTCGTGCAAGCTCAACGAGTGACTCTATCTGTTCACGGGTGTAGAGCCAATGGCCTTGATGATTCCTGACGAGAGGATGGCACAGTACACCGTTCAGCTCCATGTGGCGAATAGTCGATGGCTCTCTCTTCAACGCCATAGCAAGTGCAGTGCGGGTGTAGAACTGAGTTGTCACACCCTTGTAGTAGAGGGCCTTGGACTTTTCGTCCCACGTCTTAGGTCTTGCCATCAGCGCAGAAGATACTCCCGTCGCAACTTCTTTCGGATGCCCGCTCCGTTACCACCCTTAATGCTGTAGTCGTACGGATACAGCATGTCAGAAGCCAAGATATCACCCGTGACGCTGTTCCACGCCTCGTAATGAATGACGTCACAACGTTCACACGCTTGCACGAGACGAGTAACGGTGTTGGAGTTCTGCCACTTACGCAGACGCCGTCCATCATCCTCAACATCGAAATACCGATGCCGACGATTACGGCACTCAAGGTAAGGATCTTCGTATTTGGCGATGCGTTCTGAAAGAGTAGTCATCTAGCTGCCCTCACTCGACTCCTCTTCGATACACCTTTGACACGGTGAATCTTGGCCTTGTGCACACCAAGAGCCTGAGCGCTGTCAAACCCTTTCTTGCCCGTCCGAGCACAACCGTTGCCGAAATCACACGGGAAGGGCTTGTCCTCTCCGACGTCTTCTTCATGACCGTGACCATTTGTCGTCTCAGCACCGGCCGCAGCAATGAGATGATTAAGAGGAGCGAGCAGCAACTTCAATCGCTTCTTCTCCTCATCGATTTTGACGATCCTATTTTGGATCGACTTCCTTTCTTTGATGTAATCCTCTGCCCGCAACATTCATTGATTCCTTTCATTTGTGAGAGAACAAACGGAGAGGGGTTGAAAGATCCCCCGATCCCAACCCCTCTCCGTTCGATTTGTTACGATTCGCTGGGGATGAAGGCGTACGTCTCGGTCTGCTCGACCAGAGTGTCCTCGTACTCCTCCTCACTCAGCACGTCCTTGTAATAGAGGGACGCAAATGCATTGACATCGACCTCGACCGAGATCGTGGCGTTGGGAACTGCAGTCTGCAAATCCCTAATCGCCTTCTCCTGGGCCTTGGTGAGCCACAGTCCCTTGGCCCGCAAGACATCCTCTGCCTTTTCAGGATCCGGTGTTGGTGTCGACGGAGAGAGACGACGCTCAGCCTTGAGGGTGGTGTACTGCAGCACCTTGGTATTGCCCTTGTTGTCGACGGTGATGTGCTCCACCGCATCAGGCAAATCGAACCAGAAGTTCCCCTTCTCGTCCTTCTCCCCAAGCTTCGGCAGCTCTTCCTTAAGCCGATCCTTTCGGATGGTTGCTTCTTTGCCGTCAGATTTGGAAGCCTCGTTGAATGCGAGGTATTCCCTAAACCAACTGACGATGTCGCTAACTGTTACCTTTGGGCTCGGCCGACGAGTCCCCGTCCTGCGGGTTGTGGCTGGCATTACTGCTCCTTTTCTTTGAGAGGCCGCTAAGTTAGCAGCCCCGATTGGTTAAGGCAACAACCTAACTTTTAGTTGTGACAACTTCCCCTGAGCTGGGCTAATGCCTCTCTTCAAGGAAGTCGGCCAGAGTCCCTAATGTGAGAGTGAACGTTCCTTGTTTGTCGACGCCCTTTCCGTCGAGCCATGCCGCCGCTATTGCACTCTTCTGTTCAAGCATGTCGAGCATTCGCTCTTCGATCGAGTCTCGCATTACCATGGAGACAAGAGTGACTTCCGGCCACTTAGAGCTAATGCGAATGATGCGCCCATTACGTTGTTCAAACTTGCCCGCCGACCATGGGAGGTCGTACGAAATGAGAAAGTTGGCAACAGGGAGGTCGACCCCAATGCCTCCAGCGTCAGAGGAAAGCAATACTCGGCAACTCCTTTGCTTTGTGAACCTCTCCACAGCTGCATCACGTTCTCTTGGTGTGAAGTCACCCGTAAAGAGTTCATGGTCCACCTTAAGATGACGGCCGATAATATCGAGCATGGGTTTGAAAAAGGAGAACAAGACGACCTTGTTCTTTGGATCAGCGTCGAGGATCTCATCGATCAAATCGAGCGTGGTATCGAGCTTCGGCGAACCCTTGAGTTGAGCAAACTTGCCAAGCTTGCGCTGCTCGGAAATGTACATCGATCCAGCAGCCGAGTCTGGATCATCGAACTTGTCCGCTGAGTAATCAAGAAGCTCTGGATGATCACAAAGCATGCGCAGCGTCATTAACCGAGGCATGATGTCCCCAGCGATTCCTCCATCTTCTGCCCCGGCGTAATGGTCCAAGATGTTGAAGTTGCCGTAATGCGCAGCAGTCCTGATCAACTCGGCCAGTTCTCTTGCCACTCGTCGGTACGTGCGCAATGTGGCCGGATCGAAATCAATGATATAGCTCTTCTCCACCACCGCTGGCATCTGATCGGCCACGTCATGTCGAGTGCGACGGTGCATAACGTCTTCCATCCTTTTGCGCAGCAGTGGGAGCTTCTTGTAGAGCTTCACTCCTCCATAACTATTACGCACCACAAAGGTCTGATCGAAAATCTTGGCCGGGCCCAACACGTCACGGTCCACCCACTCCATGATCGAGAAGAGTTCCTCGGGCTTGTTCTCGATCGGCTGGCCAGTAAGAGCAAATCGATACTTGGGCTGCAGGCGCTTAATGTGACGAGACCTCTTAGAGGCTGGTGACTTAATCGCTGTCGCCTCATCGCACACCACAGCGTCAAAAGGAAGATGACGCACAACGTCCCAGTCGTTGACCACCTGCTCATAGTTCATGATGGCGTACTCGATATTGCCCTTCTTGAGCTGACGGTACTGAGCCATCCGCTCAGGCTTAGCTCCCTCGATTACCTTTACAAGGGCGCCGTCAGTGAACTTGTCAATCTGGTGTTTCCACTGCCATTTGATCGAGGCTGGACAGATGACAAGCACAGACTCGATCGTGCCATCATCAATGAGAGCTTCGATTACAGCGATGGAAGTGACAGTCTTACCGAGCCCCATCTCGTGGGCGAGAAGAAGAGAGCCTCGATCGAGCATCATGTCGATGGCGTCCTCCTGAAATGGCCGAGGCGTGCCTTTGAAGGTCATTACCAAATACTCTTTCTACTGTTTGGTCATCCATGTCACCGGGGTCTTTAATCCCTGCAGGAAACTTAGCTGTCGTGGTCGTTATACGCCTAACCAAATGCTTGTGAATCTTCTCGCTCTGACGTTCCCCTTCTTCGTCAGCATCGAGAGCCAAGATCACCTTGTCGGCATAATCAACAAGAAGCTCCAGCTGTACATTTGACACCATGGCCCCATAAGAGGACACCGCTGTCACTCCTACCGAAGCGAGACGCACGACATCAAGGGGAGACTCCACAAGCGCCACATGACCAGTCCCAATCCAATCAAGACCAAAGAGCGTGAGCGACTTCTTCACTGTCGTGGGGAAGTTGTAAACGACTTCCTCTCTCTTCCACTGCCAGCCCCATAGATCTTCGGTGTCCGGAGCGATGATGGGGACTACCCATCCCTTGTCCCATTTGAGTCCGTACTGTTCAGCCGCTGCCTGACTGATCATGCGCTTTTTAAGGGCCCATTTCGGAGGAGGCCCGAAGTTCTCGTAACGCACCTGAATGATGTCGAAATCGAGTACAGGCTCTGGGACCGATTCCTCTTTAGGTGGATCCTTCTTCTTAACCTTCTTAGCTTTGCTCTCTCGCAGGAAAGCCTTGACGTCGATGGTGCCACCGATCTTCTCAACCAACATGTTGAGCGTGCCGCTCTCACCGCACTGATAACAAATCCACAGTCCTGAGTCAGCGTTAATCGAAAATGATGGATGCGAGTCAGTGTGAAAAGGACAATGTGCAGAGATCTCCTTGCCACCAGCATTAGAAACTGTAATCTGCAGCTCGGCTAGAACATCGAGGACGTCAGCCATTGGTCGTACTCCTCAAATACGTCTCGCAGCGAACGTCCCACTCGCTCCACGTCTCTGCTTTAGGGTCATCCCTTGGGGCCCCGGGTGGTCGCTCCCCATACATCCGAAGAAACAGTGCATCTTTCAAAAGTTGCTCAGCCTCAGTCATCTTCTTCTCCTATCTCGACCTCTTCAAAACAGGACTCTTCCCAGTTACACGACACAGAGACTTCAGCGATGGGCACATTCCTACCGCCAGCGATGCGCACGGTCAACAGATTGGCGCCGGGCGTCTTCTCGACGCCGTAAAGAAGGTCGGCATCTTGGGCCCACGCACTCGTCCATCCAAAACTGTGCATGTTTACTTCGCCTCCCTTTCCCATCTTGGAGCTGAGTGCTTGAGTAGTGCCGACGAGTGGGATCTCGACACGCTGCGTCAATCGCTTGAGTCCACGAGAGATCGACGTAAACGCCTGAGTCGAAAATGGATCAGCTCCCACCTCGTTGTCCATCAGGTAAACACCATCGACATATACGACGTCAGGGCGATGTTCCTCAATCTTGGCCGAAAGAGCTGAGATCGTTGTCATAGCCGAAATGTCAGAGGAGATGATGAAGTCCTCCATATTTTTACGGGCGGCCATGCCCTTTTTGAGCCGGAGCATGCTCTTGTCTTCCAAGCGGCCACGTAAAAGGTGAGAGGCGTTAATGCCTGTCGTCATAGCGTCATAACGTGAGGTCTGCTCCTCCTCGGACATCTCAAAGGACAAGAAGAGAACCTTGTGTCCGTACGACTGTGCAGCAATCGCTGACTTCATCAGCATGAAGGATTTGCCCTGCTTTTGAGCGCCACCGAAGAGAATGAACTGCTGCGCTGTGTAACCGCCCGTAATCTCGTCAAAAGTAGTAAAGCCTGTAGGAACCCCGATTAGCTCACCTGAACTCTTACGCCGATCCTCATAGCGGCTGTAGCGGCTTTTGATGTGCTCGTGATGGACAACGTTTACATCAGAGAGGATGCCTGTTTCTCGACCGAGGGCCAGGAGAACTTCAGAGAGCTTGCCTTGAGCAGCTTTGGTATCGCCATGTTTCTCGATCTCTTCGTTGGCGTCGATGATCGAATCGATGAGGATGGCACGTTTACGGATCTCTCGGAACTGATCGGTGTAATAGTCATACGGTTCATCGGCGTAGACCATTTTGAAGTTGGGGAACTCATTTTTAAGCGCAACCTCAGTGGGCACCTCGCTGTAGCGCTGGTAATAGTCCAACATCCACTTGTAAACGGCACGATGGTCCTTGTCCTCAAACCAATCCACACGTATGCCGCTGCGCATGGCCGTGGTGAGATCGTTATCGTCAATGATTTTGCAAATGAGTGCCCGAGCAATGTCAGCCATTACCACTGACCCTTGTTGAACTCCCGACACTTCCAGCCGTAGCCATTACGGTGTGCCGGATCAGGATCGAAGACGGCGCTCACTTCTGTATCTATAGCAATGTGCTGTGACAGACCCTGGTACGTTCCTCGTCGGATTCCTCGCACAGGAATGTCGAAGTTCCACAGCTCATCGAGAAGGACGTCAGCAAATCCTTTGGGCCGCCACGTAATGACGTCAATCGGCACATCTCGACCCATGAGCTGCACCATATAATCGCACACAGTGATGTCCATGGACCAGGCTGAAAGGGCGGTCTCCCACTGGTGGAGACGCAGCGCAAGGCTCTCAGCCCGTTTACGTTGGAGCTGCCCGATTAATCCTTCAAAGACGAAGCAGGTAGCCGTTCTGTTCTCAATGCCCAGTTCCCCCCGCTCCATGGGGGCTCAGAAGAAGCTAAGGACGAGTGACGACCGTTCGATAATGGATCGCATGGAGTCTGAGTACTGTTTTCCCCAGCGGTTAATCGGTACATTTGAAGTGTAAATAGTTGCAAGGCCGTTGTTGTGCCGAGTGCGGACCAGGAGATCGAACACATCCTCGGCGAAGTTTGATAATGTGCGATGCTCTTTACCCACATCATCGATTACGAGAGTTTTCACACGGGTCTTCAAATCCTGCAAGAACTGATCAAGCTCCAAATACTCTTCTGGCTCAACAAGCCCCTTCATCACCAGCTCGTGAAGTTTAAAAGATCTGATCTGCATCTCGATCAGCTCGGCGAGTTGGATGAAGTAAACCGGCCATTTCCGTTGGAGGAGCACTGTCATTGCTGAGGGCTCGACTCTGTCTGGATCTCCTCGTGTCAGCCCCAGACTCTTCTGTTCCTCATTAAGAAGAGCCGAAGCCAGCATGGTCTTGCCAATGCCGGGGATGCCTTCAAGGAGGAGTCCCGGCCGTCGTGCACTTGGATACCAGTTCTCGATCTGATGGAGGATCTTCTTATTACCCCGCCGCCGGGTTATGTCGTAATCCTCAAGGAGAGTGTCTTGGAATGATGCAGGAATATTCGTGTTGATCAGAACGAGATCAGCCACTAAGTCGCCTCACTTAAAAATGGGCGCAAGAGTTACAGGCCTAGGCCATGTAGCAGTTGTGCAGGGATTCGATTTTCACGGTGAAAGGTTCACCGAAGAGTCACGACCGTAGTGCTGTTGTGACTACGCCGTCAAGGCGTTTGAGAGTGGAGAGTGCCGGTCACGGGTGCGCAACCCCACCGGCTCTGCACAAGGGTGCAGCTTCGCCTGCAGCTGCTCTACAGCAGCGACTCAGCGAGTTCAGTGAAGGCCTTGGACGACTTGAGGGCCGCCCGCAGCAGAGCCTTGTCGACGTGTCCATTAGAGGACGCTGCGGTACGAGCGGGCACACGAGTGGTCGTTGCCTTCTTCGCAGCAGGCGCCTTCTTGGCGGCCGTGCTCTTCTTTGCCGGAGCCTTCTTGGCGGTGGCCGTGCGCTTCGCAGGCGCTGCCTTCTTGGTCGTCTTCTTCGCTGCAGGCTTCTTGACCCGAGCGCTCTTGACGAGCCCGCCTTCGATGGCCTCCATCACCTTGCGTGCCATGATGGGCACCTTTTGACCACGCCCGGGGTAAACGTCGTACTCAGCACACGTCTCGTAAAACGCATCCTTGTCTCTTTCGCCGAGCTTGATAAGGCTCTCCTCTGTCAACTTCTTATTTGCAGGCACTGTTGTTCTCTCCTCTTCGGCATCGGACTCTTCGTCGTCAACCTCGTCACTGTCGTCGCCGACCTCTTCGGCGTCGTCCCCCTCTTCTTCCTCGGTGTCGTCGTCCTCTTCGTCAACGACCTCCTCGGTAAGATCCTCTTCGTCGGCTTCCTCTTCGTCACCCTCTTCAAGAGTGGTGTCAAAGAAACCGTCCTCATCTTCTGCGCCGCCGGACTCCTCTTCGCCGGACTCCTCTTCGTCGTCATACTCTTGACTCTCGTCAACAGGTGCCAGCAAATCAGCGACTTCAGCCCAAGTACCATACGCATCAGGATCGATACCTTCAGCCTTGGCTAGATCAACCAGTTCGACTTGAGCATCCTCATCGCCGCCATCAGCTGCAGTTCCCAAAGCGACGTAATCGATCTCATCCTCTTCCTCGCCGTCCTCATCGATGGGCTCCTCTTCCAGTTCCTCGTCCTCGGACTCCTCATCGAACTCTTCGTTCTCTTCGTCTTCGACCACATGCATGTCGGGCTGTTCCTCCTCGTCGGGGTTTTCCATTAGTACTTCATCGAGACCATGAAGCAGGGAGCGTACCTTAATCCCCATTCCGACCGCTGTCACTAATGCCGTGTATGCAGCATCATCGGTAGCCGGATCAGCGACGAGGATTAGACGAGTGTCATCCCAAACAGAAAGAGCGCTGATCATCCCCTTTGCCAAAGAGGAGCCAGCGCTCAATGAATAGAGATTTCCTTCAGCATCTGCACGATAAGGCGCAATCTCAGGGCCAGAAAAATCTGGTCCTACAAAGCCGATTTGATAGCCCGACGTTGCGCAGTAATCAGCAAGGTCAGACATCGTTTCAGTGAAGGGTTCAGTGGGAAGGATAAAGCGGATCTTGGCAGTCTTGTTGTCTCGCTTGTAAGCCGCTATGAGATCTGCCAAAAGGGCCCGAGCATTGTCACGGTGCACTGGCTCATTTCCAATGAACCCAAGTGCAAAAGACATTCCTGCATCGGCCATTACGTCAGTTCCCTCTTTCCTCTCGATCTTGAGCGAGGCCGGGGAGAGGGCTCCACTACTTCCCTCTCCCCACTGGCCTCATCTCCACCTCTGATCTGGTGCAGTTGAATCCCTGCGAAGGCCCGATCCACCCAGATGCAGCGGCACTCACCCTAATACCCAAAAACCCAGCCAGTCAACGTCGGGGCCTCTTGATGACCACCCAAAGGGCACAAACATCTCCGGCCGCTCTGAGAAGCTTGGCAAATCGATGCACCAGAATGGAGAGCCCAGCCCCAGCTAAACCGTAAACACCCAGGTCAATGGGATGTTTAGGAGCATAGAGGGCGGCAGCCACTCCAAATGAGCCCAAAACAGCCAGCCAAAGCTTTAGACCAGCCGTGCCGGGGCGCACGAGAACCAGCCTCACAAGATAGGAGAAGACAAAACCACCAAAACCACAGAGCAACAGCGACATGGCGGCTTACCCTATCAAAGGATGTCGCTCACATTGCTGAAGGCCGAGGGCCCCGTAACCAGGCTGAAGGTGCTTCCGATCGGGATATATTCAGGCATTGCCTCGACCAGTCGAGCCAACTTTATTTCCAGGTTCGGATAGTAATCCGAAGCGGACTCATTAGGTGTCCCTTCCCAGAAGTAATCGGTCGTATCTTCGCCGTTGGCATCGAAATAGGGCCCTAGAGCAGGGGAAGACTCAATCAAATATCCGGTGACATAGTGCTTTTCGCCCGTAGTGAGTGCTGAAGCAAATACACCCACATTCATTGTCGTCGCACCAACAGGAGCGGCAATATCTATAATAGAGCCACGATTGAACTGACCGAGAGTTTCAGTAAGCGAACCAATGAACTGTGTGCCGTTATTGAACGTGACCTCAAACTCAAAAGTTCTCGCTGAAGCGCCGGTACCGGGCATCATGTAAACAGAGACGGTATAGAACGCTGTCGTCGTTGCTGTGCTCACAGCTTCTAAAGCAATGGGAGTATTGAAATCAAACCCAAAGTTTCCAGAAGTGGTGTTCGCACCCACCAACCACCCTGCTGAAATCCCCGAAGGCCAAGGAAGAGTAAGAGACGTCGACACTGACAGTGTGCCACCGCCACCACTTTGAGTGTTAACGACCCCGTACGTTCCTCCTAGAGCACCAGGATTAGGCATCAGATTCTGTCGCAACGGAAACAGATTGATCTTAATGTCCCTCGGAGGTTCCCATGCAATAAGGCTGGCGTTGATCTGTACAAGCTCAGCATCCATAAGATGAAGATCACCACTCAACGCTCCCGTTGATTTCACAGTGCGCCCAAAAGTGTATGCCCCCGCCGGAGGTGTTCCTGTTACATATGCTCTTACCCATGTATCAGCGATTTCTGTAACTGAAGATCCGGTTGTCGATGAAATAAAGTTCCCACTAAGGCCGTACCAGTCCATCTGCATCTCAAAAGATCGAAGCGTTGGTGTGGTCTGCTGAACAGGCATGAAATAAGCCGAAACTGTGTAATCATTAGTAAGTGGCACAACAGGGATGCCGAGATTTTGAGCATTGGCCGCCGTGCAAGTCGTAATCTGAACTGGCACCGTACCAACAGAGCCCCAGAACCAGCTGGAGTAGCCGATTTGAAAATAGAAAATGCCAGACTCAGAAGCCAAATAAGCCATGAGAACCCAAGGGCTCGCTGGAGGGTTCACAGAATAAGTAAGTTCAGTCCACGTTGTGCCATTCCACGACCAAGTGTCATCCCAAAGAGTGTTGGGCGTTCCCAGGGTGAACCCACCGAAAAGGAGCATTACTCCGGCGGAAGCATCGTAAACAATGGGAGCCTCGGTTTGCCAATATCTCGCTGGTGGACTTGTCGCAGGGAAGAGTTCAGTCCACGTTGTGCCATTCCACGACCAAGTGTCACCGTAGTTGGTGAAGGTGCCATTTATGTCGGTATACCCACCGAACATAATGATGGTTCCTGTAGCGCCGTCATAGCCCATTGCGCAGCCATATCTCCCTGGTGGACTTGTCGCAGGGAAGAGTTCAGTCCACGTTGTGCCATTCCACGACCAAGTGTCATTACCGAACGAGTTTGTATTCCACAAAATCATGACATTGTTTGCAGAGTCATAAACCATTCCACCAGGCTGTCCTGCTGGTGGACTTGTCGCAGGGAAGAGTTCAGTCCACGTTGTGCCATTCCACGACCAAGTGTCATTCAGCACCGATGTTGCATTAGACCCTGACTGAAGAATCCAGGTCGAACTCGCTGGATCATAGGCCAAAACTGGATCCAATCGACCAGGAGGACTCGTCGCAGGAGAGTGTTGAGTCCAACTCGTGCCGTTAAACGTCCAAGTTTGTGAGCTGTAAGACCCCAACGAATAGCCTGAGTAAAGAAGAATCGTAGTCGGTGAAGAAGCGATAAACGTTTGAACACCGGTCTCAGGACTGGTTGCTGGAAAAGTTTGTGTCCATTCCAGTGCGGTGGAGAGAGATGTAAACTCCAACACATTTTCGTTGTTTACAGGCAAATACCCTTCGACATCGAGAGCCGTGTTTAAAGATGTTGCCGTCGGATTTCCCTGAATCGGCTGATAAGCAGTATGGGGTGGTGTTACTCCATACATACTTGCCGGAATGGTCTTTAGAGAAGTAGCCGTATTACCTGGCACCCAATGTCCAACTGACAAATCAAATGCAGAATCATCGAGCTGAATCTCAAGATTATTACCAAACGACGTCTTGGCTCCAAACCCCGAGAAGGCAGATGCAGCCGCTGCAATGCCACCAGGAGTGCCTCGTTGCTTATAGAGAGCCACGGCGTTCTTCACAAGCACACGAGAACGGGTCATGCCCAGCTCGGGCTCGTACGTCACTCCATACGTTGCACCGAGATCGGGGAGAAGAGCACCCGAAATGTAATCAGCGCTCGTGAGTGTCGTCATGGTCTCAATCTCAGAACGCATCCAATCCATCTCATAGCCGAGGAGGTTTAGGAATCGCTCCAAAGGCCCTTCAGGTTGCGCCGTCGTCGCAAGGTCACCATCGAGCCACATGTAAAAATCAGGAGTCCATGATTGAAAGGTCTGACCAAATCCCCAATCAGTGAGCACGAGCCCCTGTGCTGAGCCCGCCAATGTGGATGCCAGGATTTGCGGCGTTGCCTGTTCGACCAATGTAACGAAGAGGGCATAGTAATAAAACCGCCCAGCTTGGAGATCGGTATCAACGTACTGAGCAGAAAAATACGGTGTCGCAGATTCCCCTTCACTCAACAACACTGTTCCATCAGTTTCGCTAACAGGGATCCCATATGCTGATCGAACAAGCACCTGTCCGATTACTCCGGGGACAGGCGTCCAGTTAACCTCCAATGCGTTGTAATCGATGGGAGTGACGCTGATATTCGTGTACGCCGAAACAATGGGTGGAGTCCCAAAAACCGTTATCCCAAATACAGCATTACCTAGTGGCGCATAGTTAGCCATGAGCGTTTAGATGTGGATCCACCACTGACCGCCAACAAACGGGGGCATGTTATTATGGGCCGAACCGCTTCCACTTGAAGCAATCTGGGCATTGCCAGTGCCAGTATTCAAGACGGCATCTGTATTCAGCCCCAACCCTGTGGGCCCATACTGACTACCATTAGCAGCAGCCGCCCACGTACCGGTAAACCCTTCTTGACCGATTACTGGTTGGAACCCACCACTTTGTCCAGCGACAGGATGGGTATGTCCAGTATCTGTGTGAGCGTGAGTGGCATTCTCTCCAACCGAAAGAGAGTGCTCAGCCTCACCGGGGATTCCCCCATCCCACAATGTTGAACCCATTCCAACCAATGGTTGACTATTCGTTCCAGGGCCAAATGCACCAACCGGCATGCGGCCTCGCATATCAGGAACGTTAAACGTAGAGGATCCGTCACCATTACCGCCTTGAAGAAACACTCTAAATGCCCCAGCTCCTGCTGTTGGAGCGTTTGAAACGGTGATTGAGGTCGCACCCACGCCTGTGATGTACGAGGAAGTTCCAAGTCCCGGGCCCTCGATGATGTAGTTGAGCCCGACCACTCCACTCACAATGAGAGAAGTAATACTGCTTGAGATCCCTGTAATCGTAGTTCCACTCGCTGTCCCACTAAAGGAGAGAGTCACAGCATTGAAGAGCGATGATTGGGACGTTCTTGAAACAGCTGAACCATTAGCCAAGATCCATAGATTGCCCATGCTTGTCGCTGCGGAGAACTTGTAATCTCCTGAAACCCACTCAGCGGCCTGCCATTGAAGCCCTGAAGGATCCGCACCTCCAACAGTGAGATGAGAGCCTGTAGCACCGACAGGAAGAATCTCCGAAGTGCCGTTACCCGTACCAGCGATAAGACCACCGGACGCCGTAAACATTCCACCGAAGTCGCCACCAGTGAGGGTAATCGCCCCATAACGAGGAGGAGAACCAAACGACGTAACACCCTTGTGCGTATGTCCGGCATCTGCAGCTGATCCATTTGATCCAGCCTGATTAACCGAGCCAACGCTTTGAATATTATTGGAGTTGCTATTAATAACAACACCGCTGGCAGCCGAAGACTCAACATTAGCAATACGAGCAGTAATAGTAGCGAAGGACTGATTGTACGCCACCGAATAAAGCGGATTGGCTGCCACTGAGCCGGTGCCATATCCAATGCCTGTCTCCAGTGCCTGAATAGCTTGCACCCATGAGTTTGCGTAAGCCGCCAGCACATACTCAGTGCTATTGACATATGGATACCCAGGAAACGAATAGTCATAAGCTGCAGGCCAAGAAGACGCCATCGATTACTCCTTACGATCCCTGTAGGCCGCCGCTGACATTCAACGTGAATGTGCCAGCAATCGGGATCTCGTTATTGAGCGTTACCACGTCATAGGTCTCATTGAGATCTTGCACACCCGTCCCTGATGGAAAAGTTGTAATCGGAGTAAACGAGTTTGTAGAAATAGAAGTTGACCCCACGACCGCCGTTTGAGAAACAGTCACTTGCAGTGTCGTTGTTTCCCCAGGATTCAACACGAGGATGTCCCCGATATTTATCTGCACCGAAAGGGGCTCAGTAATCGAAATGGACGTATAAGCAGTTGTGCTCAAAAGAGCAGAAGAAGTGATAATGCGAGTCAAGGAGTTGACGATTGCATAGTTGACACCCGATTGCTCAAGAATCGTTGTGTACACATCACCGAGGGCGACTCTAAAACCAAATCCGGTATTAGAGAGTGCCAAAAGATTTGCAAGCGCAGTAGCCACCAAGGTCTCAGTCGAAGAGTTTCCAAAGGTTGGCAATACAACAACTTCAACCGTAATATTGATCGGAACATACGTTGGAGAAAGAATAGTCACAGTCGTATTCGCCATGGACAATGGGACGATGTAATCAAGCACTTGATCCATCAACAACGTACTGGGAGCGCCACCACCAAAAGGAGCGATGTAGAGGTTTACGAGTTGATAAGTCTCTTCAATAGCCGCCGCCCACTGCACCCCAGCAACTTGGATGCCCAAGGTTGACCAGTCGCTAATGGTGACTGCACGATTAAGTGTCTTCAATGAAGCCGGAGCGTTCGTCTGAATGGAAGCGATCGATTCCGCTGCAGTGCCCCCACTCGCTGAAGCCGGATTGGTCACAGCAACAATGCCCGGGAAAGCATTCACTGTTGAGGTAATCGTCCCAGCTCCAACATTTCCTGTGGCGCCAACATTCGTGTTGTAAGTAACGTAAATGGGACTCCCAAGCGGAGGTACAAGTCCGTTAACCCCATCACCAAACTGAATGTAAAAAATGCCGTTAGCATCCACATAGTTGGTATAAACCTGATCATCAGGACCATAATCAATAAGACTCTGTGCATACGTCCACTGATTTGGGCCCGTCCCGAGGTCCACATAAACAGTGAAGCTGTCTGCACTCACAGGCGTGTACTGGAGCCCATAAGACTGATTCACTGTCCCATTTGAGATAGCCGTCGTAGGGATGATGGTGGCCGTCGAAGGAATACCAAACTCGGTCCAAAGATTGATTGCGTTGTAAAACTGAGGAAGGCTCGTATACGTCGTTCCTTGCACAGCCGAGACCGAACCCGTGTAAGACGGCGTTGCCAAGTTAGGCCCAATAATGGTCAAACTTTCAGTTGTCTGAAAAACGATAGGTGCCTGCGTCGAAGACCCCGGTGTTGAGAAGAGCGTGCCCTGCGGAATCGTAAAAGGATAAGAGCCCCCCGACAAGGCCGAAGAAATCAGAATCTGCAGTGTCACTGTCGACCCTGTCGACAAAGTGGGTGTGTAGTCAAGCATGGCCGCTAGATTGAGAATCGAAGATGGCTGCGTGGCTGTTTGAATAAAAGCTTCGCCAGCAAGTCGGTCAAGGTAATAGCTGAGGATGTCCACCGAATAAGCGAACATCTGAAGCATTACAATGCCAAAATCAGAAGCCGACTGCGACGTCCATTCGGGCAAATAGACAGGGATCCTCGCAACAAGATCCGTAAGAACCGAAGCGTAATCTCGGCTTGAATAATCAAAGACGGGGTTGCCTGATCCAGTGCTAGAAGAGTTGACAAAGGTCACGACGGAGCCGTCACTTGCACCACTGAGCCGCCCGTCGAAACTGTAACCGTATTCACGTTTGCATACGGTACTACAGTGAACTGAATATCTATAGTTAGTGTCGACGGTGCTTGCGTAATATTATACGAAGGCGTCACACTAACAACTTGAACACTCGGTTCCCATGTCTGAATAGCCGTCGTAATATCACTGGGAAGAAGAGCGATGAGCCGAGAGTTAATCGAAGCAAACAAAGAACCTTCAACCGGCGAACCGTATTGAGGCATCATCACTCTTTCACCAAGCATTGTCAGCACGATGGTCTCAATATGTTGAGCCAAAATACTGACAGCATCGGTAAGAACAGCCACACCACCGGTCGAAGGATCAATCTGAAAGGGAACTGCCATTTCGATTCCCGTTGGCGAAGGAGGAAGCGCCGGAGTAATCGTCGTGATGGGCGAAGATGAGCCTACGACAGTGAGCGTAAAGACCCACGTGCCTGTGTCGTTAACAGTATCCTTTACGGTACCCGAGACAATGTATGAACCAACCCCAAGAACTCCAGTAGCTGTGATGGCCCCGCCAGAAGAGACAATCAATGCATTAGAGGCATCAGTCGTCGTGTATGTAACAACTCCTGAGTTCCCGCTCACACTGAGTTGGTTCGTGTACACACTGACCTGATTAGGAGCAATGGTGTCAAACAATGGAAGTGTTTGAGTAAGTGCCATTAGACCGTCGAATACGTCCCACTGATAGAGATATTTGATCCAGCAGTAAACGAATAGTTACCTGACACTAGAGGAACTCCTGTTCCGACCCCAGACGAACTATCACAGTTCTGCACAGCTTCTAAGTACGCTGAAGTCCTGCTCGCAGAGAGGTAGGTAATCAGGTTATTATCATTTGCTGGTACATATGCAAACCCAACCCAGTTGAGGCCATCAGAGGTATCTCCCTTACAGAAGAAATCACGCTCAGGTGGAGAAGACCCGTTATTTATTGGCAAAGTAAAGAGCCAATACTCAGTCCCTCCCGAGGTCGTTGAGCCAAACTCTAACTCGATATACAGCTGTATCGTTATCCCAGTCTGTCTAAAGATAGAACTAAGAGAACCGTTCCCAAGAACAGGAGCACCTCCATTAGCACTCCACTCACACGGATACGATGTCCAAATGCTCGGGATCTCCGAGAGCGTCAGCCAGTTAGTGCCATCACAAATAAAGACCATTCCTGCGCCCTCACCATAAAGCTTGAGTGAAGACTGACCATTCCAAGTCCCTGATGCAAAGGTAATCGTGACAGGGTTGGTAGAAACAGCATCAGTCTTGATTGCACCAAATACCGTGTTTTTTACAGCCGTAGGAGACGTGACGCCAAAGGTTCCGCTAGTGGCATTCACTTCAAATAGTTGACCATTTGCCGCCACATGATTAGGTGTAGTTGCTGGTTGTGAAACAACAGTAAGTCGAGCCAGTCCAGACAAAAAACCGATTTGAGAGTTCGTATAGGTTTCAGAAGTGGCTATGGCCGCTGCTTCAGCCGCCGCTGCAGACCCAGCAGGATCATAGGGTCCAGTCGTATCGGTACTATTGATCCACGTTCCAGACCAATACGGATATTGAGTGTCACCGCCCTCAAAACCGATCCACACACCTGAGTTAGGTGCAGGGGGAGCGATATAAATCCCCGAAGGGAACATTGGCCATGCCCAATCCGTTGCGATGGTCGAATCAATAAACACTGTGGGAACCGAGGCAGTAATCCGACCCAATCCCTCAGGATCATCACTGTTCACACAAATGCCTCGATAGAGACCGTAATAGAGATCATTCATGACATCGACACCCAGATTTGATTATTGAGTGTACCGTTCGGAGTTGTCTGCGTCTGAGGAATGGCATTGATGGAGTTAGCTGCCCCGAGGCTGTCACGGCCGACACAGAAGTACGTGGTGTACGTCTTCTTGTTCTGCACGTGTTTTGCTTGTTCGACCCACCACAGTCCATTTTGTGAGCCGTTGGCATTAGCGACATAAATCAGTGACCCCTGCGAAATGAGAGGATTACCCCCAGCCGTCGCCGTCGCCGTCAGATAGAGCTGATTAAGTGTCCCCTCTCCTTGCACACGAGACGTTGCCTCGGTCTGATTCTGCACAACACAGTGCATCGACTCATTGAAGAGAGGCTCATTAACAACAGAGCCCATAATCGTCGGCGTTGCACTGCCTGACTGCTGCACATAGATTGACTGGAGGGTCCGAGGATCAACACCACCGAGTTGTCTATTCGTGAGTTTGCCGCCCAGAGGAGAGGTCACACCCAATGTCGGACTGAATACCGGAAGAGCTGCTGGGTTGCTCCTGTAATCGTAAGAAGCAACGAGTCCAGAAATGTTCTGAGGATCAGTCTGACGAGGCTTAAACACGAGCTGCACCCCACTGCAGTAAAAGGTGTAACCAATCTCCTTTGCCAATGCCACACAGAACTGCCAGTACGACATCCCGAGCTGAGGACGTGGCGGCCACACCGTTGCGTGAGGAACGATATCAGCGGAGAGACCAAAGAAATTAGCGATGGTCTGGACGATTTGAGAGTTCGTTTGTGAGGGCCACATCGTATTGGCCGTCTGCTTCATCTGAAATGACGCCCCTACACATGTAACAGTCAAAGAGTTCCGCTCGACCAGAGACATGCCCGCCAATGAGTTGTTACCCCTCGTCGGGTGATTGACATAACCGTAAAAAGCCCTCTTGGTCAAAGCAGTACCAAAAGTCAGAACCATGGGCGTGCCCGAAGGGAGAGAATCAGAATCAACATTGCCGCCCCAATACCGCATTACAGCAACATCGTGCTTGTACTCCTCTTGGATGATCTCAAGCTCATCAGGTCCGGCCATCGGGGACTGCACTCCAGTCCCATAGAACTGAACACTAGAGGAATAGGACAAGGCAGCGTTAGGAGAACTCATTGCACCAACGTTCCTTGACCCATTACCGGATTAATCGGGATTTTCATTGCTGTGCCCACCGGAATATTGAGCGGATAAATGAGTGAAGGATTGATATCGAAGATCGCCCACCACAACTGCGGATTACCCAACAACCGAGCAGCCACAGTATCGGGCCGATCAGCAGGCTGCCAGATGTAAAGGGTGAACGGAGACGATGACGCAGGGACGTCACGAAGCACCGAAATGTTGTACGTGCCGCTGGAATCAGGCATCCGAGCGACAGTCCCTTGAACATAACGTGATTGCTGTTGAATACTCATGCGCTCGGTCCTCCTCTCTTAGTTCCCATGCAAAAACCCTGATGTTGCTCCGGCCCCGCCACTAGTGCTCACTGGAGGTGGACCATTTACTGTAGAAGTCGAGTTGGCGCCTGTTACAAGAGCAGTATTATTCGTGCCCGCACCAGTTGGTGCCTGCGCTGCCACATAGGTAGTCACCATCTGCAAATCAATCTCACAACGAGAAGGAATCATGTTGTGTCGAAAGATTCCATAAGTGATGTTGACTGAAGAAATGTAACCAGTAAATCCCCACACCTGTCCCGAAGCTGTTATCCCAAACACGACCTGCATAGGCGTCGAAACCGGAACGGCACCACTCGACTCAAACGTACCCATGAGAGAGTAAAGCGCTGCAGTATCCTTAAGCACTCCTCTGTTCTCATTAGGATTCTGGTCGTACATCATGTCGTATGTGCGATCAAAAATCAGAGACCACGACACCGTCTGACTATTTGTCAGGTTAGGTACAGAAGTTGAGTTACTCAATGTATTCAGCGCATTTCCGGTTGTGTCCTGAGCAGCAGTCACATTACTTTGAGATGTGCTGTTGTAAAGATATGCAGGAGGAACCGAACCCATATTGGTCTGAAACGACGCCACAATCTGATTAGGATTATAAATAAAGTAGAGATAGCTCACTTCATCGATATTGGTCAAAGATCCTGGGAGATTTCGCATAACACCAATCCGTTGTATTGGCCAGTTCGGATCACCGCCGTACGGATTTATAGGAGCGCCTGTATTGTTCGTAATCGGAAGAGGAGGATTAGAGTAACTTTCGATTCCAAAAAGAGCACCCGCACCGAGACCCGCTGTCATACCATTAGCTAATGTTAACGCTGTAGATCCTGCTCCAAAAAAAGTTGAACCAACATCCCCGGTACCCGCAGCCACAACAGCGGCATTAGTTATAGGAGTCGACGTTGTCATGAGTCCTGCACCACCTTCATTCCGGTACGCCGCTCGATAGCGTCGATCACCATGTTTGCGAACTGACTAGCCTCACCTGGAGTTCCACCACTCATTTGAATAGGCATCGTGACGTAAATGTTGCCACCCGTGTGGCCCCCACTCATGGAGAAAGCTGCAGAGCCACCCATCCCACTGCCCGAAGGTGTAAAGCTCGTGCCAGGATCACCCACGGCGTATTGACCGGAAGGTGAAGCAAACGCAGCACCACCGTATGCTGACTGAGCCCAACCTGTCGACTCCAAAGCCTTGGAAAACACCGACAGTGAAGCGTTCGATTTGAGGGCCGAAAGAATAGGTGCCATGTTGCCCTGCTTGATTGTGGACACTGTGGCCGCAACACCTTCAGCCCAGCTCGGGTAAGAGTTGGTGAGGCCGCCCAGCGAGGACGAGCCCGGCTCAGGAAGCTTCGTGTTGAGCGGATCGTGCATTACCTTTGCGTTATAAGCGCCTGAAGCACCCCACTGTCCTTCGTGTTGCTGCCACGCATTGATATCAGTAATGGCACCAACAGCATCACCGATACCGAGTCCGGCCAGCACAGCTTGAGAGAACTGTGTCGGTGTTGAAATACTGCCCCCCGATGACGAGAGGATCGCTGAAGAGCCCGTTGCGGATCCGCCCGCCCCAGCCGAAGGAGACGTAGAAGCGGTGCCAGAAGAGCTGCTACCTCCCGCCACGCCACCGCCTGCTGCAGCACCTTCCATGCCACCAAGACCACTCACCATTGAAAGGAAGCTGTTACCGGTGCCAACGTTCATGCCGCCGCCAGAGTGAGAATCATTAGCAGGTTGTCCAACCGATGCTTGCGCAGCCTGAACAACACCTTGTCCAGCCCCACCACTGACGACACGACGGATAGTTGAGAGGTGCGCAGTATCGACAGCCTGGATTTGCACAACCGTGCCCGTGTGCGGGGCAGCGATTTGCTTGCCGCCACCAATGTAAATGGCGACGTGAGAGTTGGGGCCCTCCCCTGGCTCGTTGTAAAGAATCAGGTCTCCCGGCTGTGCAGCACTGAGACCACTTACTGCTTTACCCACCGTCGCTTGTTGCTGCGAAGTACGAGGCAGGCTAATGCCAACTTGAGCGAAAACGTATTGCACGAGACCCGAACAGTCGAAAGCCTTCCCTGCAGTCTCACCACCATACACATAGGGAGTGCCGAGCTGTCCAGATGCGATACTCACAACGGACGATCCAGTTGCACCACTGGCTCCTCCCGCCGTCGTTGGATCACCCATGGCCTGAAGATGCCAAGGCTCGCTCTTAGGCGCAGGCGTATAAAGACCAAACTTCTGAGCATTTGCTGCAATCCATTTGAACTGCGAAGGCGGCCCAACGTCAGCAGCCTTACCGGCTTGGTGTGCAGAGTGCCCGGGGGCAGCCACACCCTGACCACCCTTGAGAGCGTAAAGATTCGCTTGCTGTTGTGACGTCCGATGTCCAGACGAAATCTGGACAGCAGGATTAGCCTTCATCATCGCACTCATGCGGCCTGCCAACGTTGGAGTCATTCCTTTTGTGGTGGTCGCACCCGTCGAGGGGTCACCCATAGGAATATCTTCAGGCTCACCACCGCCACCGGTACCCGGGGGATTATGACTAGACATGTACTTGAGAACTTTTTCAATAGCTGCACCACTCACTACTGCCTTAATCCCATTCTCAAGATCACCAAGGAGGCCGCCGCTACTACTCTTTTTCTTGGCCGTTGTTGTCGTGGTCGTTTTTTTAGAAGTAGTGCCACCACCTCCTAACAGATGACCCAAAGCCGTCAAACTTATTTGATCAAGCTGAACCGAAACTGGCCACGTGTTGCCTGTTTCATTACTTCCTCTTATGTAGAAAGGAGAAGACTGTGATCCGTCAGCTACTTGACCTCCCATTGGACCACCACCGCCTCTGCCACCTCCCATTACAGTACTGGCGGCACCAGAAACTCCACCAGCTCCAGCGCCAAACAGTGTTGATGCACCTTTAAGAAGGACAGCACCTCCCGCAATGTGTGAAGCAGCCCCAAGACCTCGACTAAGCCCAGCGGCACCTCCCGCAACAATGCTCGGAATAGGGCCAAGATGCTGAGTAATATCTCGCTTCGTATCAGCCCACCACGTGTCAAGATGAGCTATAAGACTCCGAGCACCCTTTGTGTGTTGGTACTGCGCTTCAGTATTAGACGTCTGTGCTGTAGCTACACCAAGCTGCTTTTCCCATTGAGTGCCCGACATGGCCTGTGACGCCTTAGGGAGATTTCCACCAGTTGATGCATATTGCATTAAGAACTGCATCATCCCAGTAGGAAGCTGAACTCCACGTTGTGCCAAGTTTCCTTGAATCTTTGTCCAGTTCTGTTCAGTCAGTTGAGCGTTACCACCCCCGAACGAGGTTCTCAAAGTAGCCCCTGACATCTTTCCCGAACCGGGATCAAGGGCTGCCATAATGTTCTTCATGACAGTATTAGTGCCGCCTACACCCAAAGTTTTCGGATTAATGAGTGCCCCTCGACCACCCGTAACTGTTTGAAGATACTGCAACAACGGGCCCGAAGTCAGACTATTGACCATCTGTGTTGATTGAGATGCAGTCATACCACCAACACTTGAGGCAGCATTCAAAAAAGAAAACATGTTCTTCTGGTTACGAGATCCTGCTTTCAACGAAGACATAACCAACGAGTTATTTTGAATCGTCCCCAGGGCAGTGTTTAAATCATTTGGACCAGCATTACGAAGTCCTGTAAAGGTGCTCACTGTCGTGGTGGTATTACCACTACCAGAACCACCCCAAATGTTGTTGGCCTGCCGGGCAATGAGATCAGTGGGCATCCCTCCAGCCTGATTAGCAGCCATAGCAGAGTTAATACCGCCTGCCATCTGAGCACCAACCTCACCCATGGCGCCCAAAGCAATCATACGAGTAGCGTTTCCACCAAATGCGGAAACCGGAGCCGTCGTATTTAAACCGCCTCCTGCACCTCCACCCGCACCCATAATCGGAGTAGTGGCTTTCGCTCCCCCAAAGGTTATGGGTGTACCAAATGAAGCGGTCGAAAGGTTAGCGCCCCCTGCAGTGGCAATGCCGCCTTTACCTCCTCCAATCCCACCCCACGCTCCTGAAGCTGCACCAAGGCTCTTGGCCAACTTCTGGACAGCAGTGTCGAGCTTGCCGACGTCTGTAATGACAGTACCCAGTCGAGTGTGCAGCGTCTGGAGATCTGACGAGTCAATACCAAGGCTCCCGCCACCAGTAATGCCAGTGGGAGCACCTTGTGCGCCCGAACGAAGGTCAGCCCGAGATCCTCTTGGATCCCACATCCCTAGGCCTGCCATCATGCACCTCGATTACTAAGCGCTTTACGGCGCTCATTCATCCACTGAGCCAACTCCAACCAATACTTTCGTTCCCGAGGATGCATCTCCTTCACGTCAGGGATTCTCCAGTTCGGCCAGTAAATCAACAGCTCAGCAAACTCTTCGTATAGGACTTGCTCCTTAGAAGCGAAACATGGCGGGGAGGCCCAGCGTGAACGGGAACTCCTCTCCGCATGTGGCGCAGTTGACCAGTATGGGATCCGAAAGCTTTGGACCAGGCTGATGCTCAGCAAGAAAATCAGCGAGCGTTGCTCGATCCCCCGCAGAG